TGACAAACTGAGACGGAATCTGAAGGGTGCAGCTATCCAAGCCAGCGCAGAGCAGTCTGCGTTGCGGGACGTGCTAGAGGACCACCTTTACTCCAGATTCCAAGCCAGCCAGAGCGGCTACAAGCTGGGCGGCACCAGCGCCAATGGCGCATCCACGCAGATTACGACCGACAACTCCGACCTAATGTTTGAGGTCTGGAGTCAGCTGCTGGACCTGTATGACACGTGCGCCACATCGCTTTCAACGTCTGACCAGGCTGAGATTTTGGCCGAAATGCTCTACCGCCTGGATTCAAAACCAGTCACCAGCTACAGAAACGACTTTACTGCAATCAGCCTGTGACACTAGCAGAACGACTAAAAACAGCATACCGCGCCCTGTTTGAAGGTGCCAGGTTCAGCACCACGCGCAGCATCGTGATTGAGTCTGGCCCGCGTGATGCGCGGTTTGACGCCGACAACAGCACGAGGCTAGAGCTGGTGCGGAAGGCGCGCTACTTCGAGAAAAACAACGCCATCGTAAACCGGATGGCAGACATCTTTGAGACCTACGTGGTGGGTGCAGGACTCCAGATTCAGCACGTCAGCCAAGACGAGGACTGGAACGCAGCCGCTAAGGTTTGGTGGAACGGATGGGAACGCTTTCCTGATATTCGCAGCCTGCAAGATTTCGGCACACTCCAGAGCCTGATTGCTCGCACATGGTTCGTGGATGGCGAATGCTTCATTCGGAAGGTGCGCGGCCAGAGTGGCAGACCTCGCCTGCTGGTCATGGAAGGACACGCCATCGAGACGCCACCAGATGAGCGCGAGAACCCGCAAGTCATCGACGGCATCCGGGTTGATTCAAACGGCAGACCCATCAGCTACTACGTCAAACACCGCAAAGGCAGGAACGAGTTTGCCTATGAGCTGGTGCCTGCGGAGCAAATCATTCACGTTTTCGAGCCGAGCAGGCCTGGTCAATACCGTGGACTGCCTTTCATCTATCCGGTCATCAATACACTGCATGACCTGACCGACCTGCAATCGCTTGAGATGCAGGCGGCAAAGGATGCAGCGAGCCGCACAAATGTCATCAAAGTGCAGGGTGGTAGCCTGGACCTGACCCAGCTGCGGCAGTCTAGGTTCACGGCATCGCAGTCGATGAACACGGGCGCTACGGCTACGGAGTCAAGGGCTGAGTATTACAGGGACGTTACTGGTTCTGCTCCCATCGTGTTGCAGCCCGGCGACGATTTCCAGCAGTTCAAGAGCGACCGCCCTAGCGTGGTGACTCGCGAGTATTGGCGCTACCTTTCCGAGCTGGCTTGCACCGGATGCGGCTTTCCGCTGGTGCTGGTGTTTCCTGATTCCATGCAGGGAACGGTTTACCGTGGCAGTCTGGACATGGCGGCTGTGTTCTTCCGGTCGCGCTTTCAAGTCATGGCTTCGGCTCTGAGGGAGGTTCACGCATACGTCATGGGCTGGGCTGCGAACGGAGGCGAATCCGCACTCAGCGCAAAACCTGAAGACTGGGCGAACATCGAAATTCACCCGCCTCGCGCCGTCAATGTGGACGTGGGCCGCAACAGCGCAGCGACGATTGCTGAACTGGAAGCGAACCTGACCACGCAGGCTGCGGAATGTGGCAAGCAAGGTTTGGACTGGATGGCGGTTTTGAGGCAGCGGGCATCTGAGCATGAGTATGCGAAACAGCTAGGACTTGAAAAGGAGGCAATCAATGAACCAATGGTTCAGGATAACGAATAAAGCAGACGACGATTCACCGGCTGAAATCCGCATTTACGGCGAAATAGGCGGAAGCTGGGACGGCTCTGGAGTAGAAGTGGAGTCATTCGCCAACGAGCTGGCGCAGATTCCGAAGGGTAAGGAAATCGTGATGCGCATTCACAGCCCCGGCGGCTCTGTTTTTGACGGGCTGGCCATCTACAACATGCTGGCCGAGCGCAAAGCCAACCTGACGGCTCGCGTGGATGGGATTGCTGCATCTGCTGCAAGTTGGATTGCTCTTGCTGCAAACAAGGTCCAGATGCCGAAGCACAGCCGGATGATGATTCACGACGCACAGGGACTGGTTGTGGGCGATTCCGAAACCATGCGCGAGATGGCAGAGCTGCTCGACCGCGAATCTGACAAAATCGCAGCCATCTATGCCGAGAAAACCGGCAAGCCAGCCAAAGCGATGCGCGACCTGATGCGCGAGACGACGTGGATGGATGGAGACGAAGCCGTGAAAGCTGGCTTTGCTGATGAAGTCATCGACGTTGCAACCGTTGCGAACACTTTTAATCTTTCCCGCTTCACAAAGGTGCCTGCGGGATTAGGAGGCGCAGAAGCCTCCACCGACAACAAACCAAAGGAAAAAACAATGGAAGTTAAGAACCAAGCCCCGGTGGAGGCAACGAAACCCGCCCCGGTAAACATCATCACCGCCGACCAAATCAAGGCTCTGGAGAACAAGCTGCAAGCCGAGCGCACTGCTCGTATCACTGCGCAGCTGACGCCTCTGTGTGCCGAGCGCGGCATCGACCCGAAACCGTTTGTGGACCAAGCGTCCAGCGGAGAACAGGGCGAAACCTTGGCGCTCAACATGATTAAGGCGATTCCTCTTAAAGGAGGCGAAGCCAGTCAGGTTGTGGAGAACAAGGGCAACCCGCTCATTGAGAAGTATAACTCGATGGAGCCTGGTGCCGACCGCAACAAGTTCCGCATGCAGAACCACGACACGTTGCAGAACGTGCTGACGACCTTCAACCCGAAGAACGCCAACACGATTGCTGCTGGTCTCGTGAATGACTACATGGCGGACGGTCTGATTGTTGTGGCTCACAACAAGCTGGCGCCGCTGAATGTGTTCACGCGTGACTTTGGTGTGGACCCGATGAAACCTCGCGCCAGCGTTGACGTGCGCAAGGCTACTGTCGGCTCGACCAGCCAGAGCAACGCCACGAACTTCGAGAGTGGCGACAGCACGCTTGCCGTCTCGACCGTGACTGTGAACCAGCTGTCGAACTCGTTCCACTTGCTGAACTCCGAGCTGAACCAAGGCAGTCGCCTGGCTCACCTCGCGCAGATTAATGCGAACAACCTCGCTGACAAAATCAGCGACGCCATCACCGCTGTTATGGTTACTGGAACCTACGGCACCGCTATCACTGTTGGCGCGGCTGCTAACTTCGACAGCGCTGACCTGCCTCCAATTCTGGCTGCTGCTAAGAACTATGGGCGAAAGGTTCTGCTGTTGGACGGCGGACACCTTGCATATCTGCTTCCAACTGACCGAGACAGCTTCCGGTTGGGCGAACAAGGTGCTTACGGCTTTGACGTCATCGCTGAGCAGAACCGATGGACGGACGCCACCGCCAATACGTGCGGCTTCGTCTGCGGACCTGACGCCATCGTCCTTGCCTCCGGTCGCAGCATCGAACTTCCTTCCGGTCAGTTTGAGAGCATCGGCTCTGTGACGTTGCCGCAGGGGATTACGGTGCAGACGGCCACTTGGTACAACACCGCCGGTCGCGTCTGGTGGGCTGCGTATGACGTGATGTTTGGTGCCGTCGCTGGCGACACCACGCAGGCTGAAGTCCTCATCACTGCCTAAACCTGAACAATAGGCGGGCGGTGGTGAAATAGCTGCCGCCCGCCTTTCCCTTACAACTACTATGAGACGAGGATTTATCGACGAAATCACGGGACCGAATTCACGCAAGGCGCTGGCTATGGGACCGTATGCGGACATGCTGCTGGAGTTCCGCAAGGGTGAAAAAGCTGGCCAGAGTCTCGCGCTGTTCACGACTGACCGAGGTGCCAAGTTCACTAAAAGCGCCGTCTTAATGCTCAAAGGCGAACTTAAGACGCAAAAAGCTGAGGCGAAAGCTAAGAAATAGTGAGCATCGCGTCCGACATACTCGCACTCGGAACCACCGCGCTCCTCGGGTTTAACGGGGAGCAGGTGGTGTTCCGTGGCGGTACTGTCACCGCCATCGTGGACCGCACCGTGCCACCTGAAATCGTGCAGCGTGCGGAGCTGGACCTGATTCAGAGTGAAGCAAGCGAGGTCTGGGTTCAGAAGCGGGACGTTTATGGTGCGCCGAGAGTTGGAGAGTATTTCACAGACTCAATCGGACTCATTCACACGATACGCGCAGTTCGGCGCGATGCCGTGTTCTGGAAGATGATTTGCGAAGTTAACGAGAAACAGTAAATGGTCAGCATACACACCAACGTAAACCAGCTCAATGCCGCAATCCGGCGGTATAAGGCGGCGTCTGGCAAGTCGCTGGACCAGGTGCTGGCAAAGCAGGGCGCGAAGCTGGGTATTGAGCTGCATAAGAACTTCAAGGCAATTATGCCGAAGTCTGGGAGCATCAGGGAGAGCAACATGAACAGGCTCAAGAGCGGTGGCGGACTCAAGGTGCGGCAGGGTGTGATGGAGAAAATGCAGATTGCAACAGACGTTGCATCGCGCAAAACAGTTTTCAAGGTCGGCAAGAAACACGGCAGAACCAAGACCGTCAAGGGCAAGAAACTGAACTGGTGGCAGGAAGCCGTTCGGCGCGAACTTGGTGCGCGTGAAAAGGCGCGAGGATTTACGGCTTTGGGTGCCAAGTATCCGCGAAAAGAAATCAGCTACGGTCGCGTTGCAAAAAACAAATACGGTGCGCTGCTGTCTGAGGTTTTCACCGTCTTCGGAAGGTCTCCACGTTACATCCGCTTCAGCTGGGCTGGTGGCGCTAAGATGGCTGAGATGGCCAAGAACAGCATCAACAGCAAGCTGGCAATGCGCGGTGTTGTTGCCGCACTCAAGACTGTGACGAAAGACATTATGGAGTACGTCATCGACCGCGAACGAAAGGCTGCTGCAAAATCTGGACTTAGACTGAGTTAAGCCATGCTCGACTACAACCACATCCAAGCCAAAGCATACGACTTAATCAGCGCAGTTGATTACATCGACGGTGTTTCTGTGCTGCTGGATGATGGAGAGCAGAACGACGCAGCAGGCAACGCCAGGCGCAGCACCGGCGCAGTCATCGTTATACGCCAGCCTGACAATCTTTCAGCTCAGGCGACCGGCAACGGAATTTCACTCGGAACAGCTTCGGTCGTAGTGCTGTGCAGCTTCAATGACGAAGTGAACCGCTACACGGACGCAGGTCTGAACCTCGACCCGGAACGGGTTGTGCGCGAAGTCAAAACCGCAATGGAGTCATACGACTCGACCGCCGCTTGCAGCTTTTTCCAGCTAGCTGGAGAGCAACTGTTGCAGACTGACGGGCTGTACGAAAGGCAGCTAACATTTCAGACATGGATAACCGGATGATAGACGGAGCAAAAGTCGCAAGCGCGTGGAGTCTGGTTGGATTCACCTACATTCCGACTATCGAAGAGGCGTATCAAATCGCGCAGTTTGTGGCGCTCGTGCTGGCAATCGTGATGACGGCACAGACAATTTATGTGCGGCTTAAGCGCATCAAGAGAGAGGACGCGCTGGCTGACATGGTGAATAGAGCACACTCGAAATGTGACAAGGCACATGCTGGGCAGTGCCCGCTGAAGCATGAACTGGAGAAGCTGGAGAAATTGAAATGAGATTACTACTGACCTTGATTTTGTCTGTCGTTGCAACTGTTGCAAACGCTGCAACTGTTACCGGCACAATTCAGGACGCGAATGGCGACGCGACAACTGTGCGCGTTGAGTTTTGGCCGCTTACCACGCCACTGCAAACTGGTGACGCGCTCATTACAACCGGCAGACCTGTGCGCACGACTGCAACTGACGGCGTGCTGTCTGTGTCGCTGGTCGAAGGCTTGTATCAGGTCAGAATCGGCGGCTACGACAAAATCAAAATCAGTGTGCCATCAGGCAGTGGCAGCCATGAAATAGGGACGCTGACCAGCGATGGTATCACATACATTCCACCTGGCGGCGGCTCCGACCTGACCGGCACAAACGACCTGGCCGGAACCGGGCAGCTGCTGAATGCGGACTACATCAGCAGCGGCTACCTGCTCATCAGCACGAACATTACCGACCACGACACCGGACAGCTGTCAGGCGTGTCCATTGTCACGACGAACTGGACTCTCAACACAAACTGGGTCGGCAACTACCCTGTGGGTTTAACAGTTGCAGGAACAGACGGCACCATGGCTTTAGTCGGAACCAGCGAGGGCGGTCACAGCACCGTGTTTGAGCATGTGGAGGTTGACCCGACTGGAACCAGCCTCGTTGACAAGTGGGTCTGGTCCAAAGGCAAAAACGCGGACGGCGGCTATTTGGAGATGTTTTACGGCGACATGACCGACCCTCTTACGGTGGCCACTCAGCAGGTGTATCGGGTGCAGCCGTCTGGCGCATCAGTTCAGCAGGGCCAAAACGCAGTCATGGCATTTCGTGACCGTGGCGCAACGACAGGCACAACCGTTTACGGCTTAGGTTCAGACGATAACAAGATGGTGTTCCGAAAATACGCAAACACCGACGTGGATGCTGGCTCAACCACACTCGGCAACTTTGACACAAACGGCAAGTGGTGGATGCCAAGCCTCAGCGTCAGCAACAACATCACAGCAAACAATACAGAGGCATTCGGTGGCGCATTAATCAGCACCACCAACCGCGCTCTGGCAGCTGCAACTGTGCTGTCACCTGCTCCGTACGGCCTGGTCGTTAACGGCACAGAGGGCAATATGGCACTCGTAGGCGGACCTGAAGGCGGATTTAGTTCTGCATTGGACTTTACCGAGGTTGCGGAGGACGGCTCTGCAATCACTGACAAGTGGACGCTGGCCAAACTCACGAGCACGAATGCGAACGGCTCGGAGCTGCGATTTGTCTATGGTCCAAACGCAGACGTCGGCAGCAACACAAACAAGCTCAGCATCTATCCAGATGGCACCGTCACAATTCCTGGCACACTCGATGGCAACGGCACGGGAACGATTACGAATATGGCGGGGATTAATGTTAATAGCAGCATCACCGGTGATATATTGTCGGTTTATTCCTCGGGCTTCAAAAAGTTCTCTGTGGATGGAAAAGCGGGGTCGGGCCGGGTGCATATCGAAAGCGGAAACACTCCATATGTGAAAGTATACCAGTCTACTGGTGGAAGCTCCGCATACTATGGGCCATTGGGTTTCAGCATTGTAGACAGCCTTAACAACCCAACGGTAATAACCTATGACTCCGCCGGAACCTTAGCTCAACGCAACGGCACAAATGCCCAGACCTCGAGGATTTACGGCACCTACACAGACGCCTCCAATTACTCCAGAATCAGCCTCAGCCACGACGGCTCCGGGACCGGAACCATTGCTCTAGAAACAGCAGGCACAGGTGCGGATGACCAAACTCTGCGCATGCGCACGACTGGATTGGGTGCGTTTGAGGTTTTCGGAGGCACAGTTCCGACTACTGCGCGTGGGCAATATGCAGTAACAGTCAGCACGTACCCAGACGCCAGCCGGACGGCATCCGGCGACCTCTCGGTCGCAATCGGAGGGCAAGCACCCTCGGCATCTGCCTCTAGGGGCGTTGCCATTGGTGGCTCCTACGCTACAGCTAGTGGACAATATTCGGTTGCAATAGGTGGCACAAGTTTAACCTCCGGAGGTACTTTTTCTGTGGCGATTGGAGGTTCGTCTTCCACTGCAACAGGTTATGGCTCCGCTGTTGTCGGCGGGGCATCTTCATCCGCCCCTGGAGCCTACGGTTCGGTATTCGCAGGGCGATACGCCAACGCATACCTCTACGGTCAACACGCATACGCCTCCGGTCGTTTCGCAGCAAACGGCGATGCCCAAGGCTCACGCTTAGTCGCTCGCAACACAACCAGCGGCACGACTCCTGCCGACCTGTTTTTGGGCGGCTCTAGTGCGCGTTTAGTCCTGCCAGCAAACACAAGCTGGGGCTTCACCGTTTCAGTGGTCGGGCGCACGACGGATGCAGGGGCAGGCGTAGAGCAGTCGGGGTATTATAAGTTTGAAGGTCTGATTAAACGCGACGGCGCATCAAACACCACCTTAGTTGGCAGCGTGACTAAGACAGTGCTGGCTGAGGATGATGCAACGTGGGATGTGACGGTATCTGCCGACGACACAAACGAGGCACTGGATATATCCTGCACCGGCGGAACGGGTGATAACACGCGCTGGGTCGCGACCATTACATTGACCGAAGTGGGTGGCTAATATGAAAAAGACTCTTGCAACACTCTTAACTCTGGGCCTGCTCGGTATTGCAGTCGGGCAGGTGCGATACAGCAACAGTGGCGGCGTTGCGTTTGACGATGACGTGACCATGACCACGCTTAACATAGGCCGGGTGCTGACGCCGTTCAACACGCTGAGCCTGGATGGCACCAACCTAGTCGTGAACATGGCGAGCACCAACACCTACGGCATCATCGAGCTGACGGGTGACTGCTACATCATCGCCAGCAATCTTACATCAGGAGCAAGGGCGCAGATTGAGGTGAGAGCTGACGGCACCGCTCGCACGATTACGGCTGTGCCTGAATACAAAGCATCTGGAGCTGAGTCGTTCAGCATCACAGTAACTAACCACGCTGTTATCAGCTTGTTTAACACCGGAACTGCGACCACTAACTGTTTCATTGGTGGCGCTTGGTTTGAATGAAAGACTATATGAAAAAGACACTAGCACTTATCGTGGCTCTCGCAGCCTTCACTGTAACCGCAACTGCTGCTGACGCTACCCTCAGCTACACGCCGGTCCAGCTCAAAGCTGTGCAGCGCGTCGTTACCAGAATGAATGCTGAAGCTGTTGCTAAAGCCGTTGCCGAGAATCCTGATGTGGACGTTGCCACAGTGCCACAGATGACGGCGCTGCAATATGTTCAGGCACTATTCACAGCTAAACTCAACGCCATCGTGGCTCAAGAGAAGCGGCTGATTCAGGCTGAACTCTTGGAGAAATATGAATCTGCGGACGATGCTACGAAAACCGAGGTTGAAGCGCACCTTGAAGTGATTCCATGAAACGACTGCTGCTAGTTCTGTTACTCGGTCTGGTTCAGGTTCAGGCACAAGTTGGAGTGCTGGACCTGGCTGACCCGGTGTTTCTGGGCGGCACTGTGAATGATGAGGTTGGCGGTGGAGGCCTTAGCAAAGCGTCGCTTATTGCGTGGTATGACTTCGCTGATGCAACAGACTCGCACTCGACCCACGACCTCACGGAGGTTAATTCTCCAACATACGACACCTCGCCAAGTCGCGGAATTGCTGCTGCAACTGGAGACAAGCTGTGGACGATAGCTGGAATTATTGGCGCAGGAGTCTGGTTGCCTGACTCATCAACTGACGCAACCATGGTGGTTAGGTTCAGAAGTTACACCGGAGTAGCATCGGGGGACTATGCCTTGTCAAGTAGCACCGGTGGAGTTGCGGTGCGCTACATAACATCAAACGGCATACGTGGCAGGATAGCGGATGCGTCGGAAATACAATCGACAACGATACCCAGTGTAGGAACGTGGTATACTGTGGTTTTGGAATATGACAATTCAGCAGGAGACCACAATATGTGGATAAACAACACTGACCTTGCAACGCAAAGCGAGACGTTCACATCCCCCGGCACGGCGTTGTATTTCGGCGGCGGCACAGCGACAGTCGGAAAAAATATGGAAATTGACTTTGTCGGTTTATTCAACCGGAAACTCACAACCGAAGAAAAGGCATGGGTTTATAACTCTGGAGGCACTCGCACTTATGCTGAATTGTCTGACTAGAACATTTGTTGCAGCCTGCATCTGCTTTAGCGCATCGGCTGAGGACTTGTTTGTTCGCCCAAACGGCGGTTCATACGGTGCTGAAGATGGTTCAGACTGGGACAACGCATTTAATGGCTTTTCAGATGTGGTGTGGGGCGCTTCGGCTGGACAGCTTGGAGCAGGCGACACGCTTTGGATAGCTGCCGGAACATACACTCAGTCAGTTGTCATTAAGGGCAGTGGAACCAGCGGCAACCCGATAACACTGAAACGTGCCACCGCGTCCGACAGCGCCGCAACATCGGCAACTGGATGGAGCGCAGGATACGATGGGCAGGTAACAATAGACACTGGAGCAGCGAACGTCATATACCCAGACGCAAGCCGCGACTACATCACAATCGACGGTCAGACTGAATACGGAATCAAGGTTAATTGCGCGGAGGGCGCAAACAGCGGCGGTGTATTTTGGGGATTCGCGTGCGATTACTGGGAGATTAAATATATCGAGCTGGACGGACCAGCAGATACAACTTCTGACTATAACTACACAAGCGGTGTGCGTGGGATGGACTTAACGCCTGGAGCAAGCTCCGATAACCTGCTTATTTCGCACTGCAAAATCCACGGCTTTTCCACACTGATATACGTATTTCAGCACTCTAATGTTACCATAGAATACTGCGTTCTGAAGGATGCGAGGTCTAGTAATGTGGCATACCACACGAACGTAATATACGCACAGGGCGAGACATGCGACAACCTAGTTGTGCGCTATAACGACATATCCAACTATAACGCAGAAGGGGTTTATCACGCTGGTCCAGCGGAAGGTGTGCGGACTGGATGCCAGGTTTACGGCAATGTGTTTCATGACGGAGGCACCACTGCCAGGGCTTTTGAGGCAGACCTTCAGAAATATGACACAGGCTATGTGGAGGTCGAGTTTCACAACAACACCATCGTGAATATGAGCTACGGTATTGTCGGTGCGAATGCTAACTTTAATTCCAGCTCTTTTACCAACAACATATTTTACGCTGTGACCTTAGACTACGAGGCAACAAACCTCTCGCACGACTACAATCTCTATGACGGAACAACGTCTGAATCTAACGGCGTGGGTTCTGCATCTGACCCGTTCGTAAACTATGCTGGCGGAGACTACACAATCGGTGCGTCATCGTCGGCAAAAGACCTTGGCGCAGACCTTGGAGCCACATACAGCACAGACCTGCTCGGGGCAACCAGAGGCAGTGATGGAACGTGGGATATTGGGGCGTATGAGTATAGCGGAACAGACACCACGCCGCCAGCATTCAGCTCTGCTTCAGTCGCAACTGACGGAACCACACTGACCGTTGTTTTTGGAGAGGCAACAGTCGTCGGCTCAGGTGGCAGCGGTGGCATGACAATCAGTGTGGACGGTGGCGGGGCACAGACTGCGACTTACAGCAGCGGAAGCGGCACCACCAGTCTGGTTTACACTGTGCCGACTGTTTACTCAGGCGAGACTGTGACCGTGAGCTACACGAATCCCGGCGACGGACTGGAGGATGCGGCAGGCAATGACGTGGCAACCATCAGCGCAGAGTCGGTGACGAACAGCAGCACACAGACCGAGGCACCGGCTGCATCTGGGGCAGGAACCATCAGAGCCGAAACAGTAACCATAGGAGCATATTGATATGAGCGTATTAAGCAGCAAATCAGATACAACCAGCAGCACTAGAGTTGCTATGCTGGCAGTCGTGGCAGCAGTCCTGTTCCAGTTGGTTTATGTGACTGTCAAAACCGGAGCCGTGGCAGCGATTCCTATTGAGCAGGTGTATCTTGTGGCGTCTGTTCTAGGTCTCAAGGGCTGGCAGAAACTAACCGAAAACAAACCGAAATCATGAAATCATTCCACCGCGTCGTAGAATTTCTAGGTTGGGCCATTGTGTTTGCGTGCCTGCTGTTACTGGCTAGCGGCTGCAAGATGCTGCCACCAGCTCCGCAGAAGGGCAGCAGCTACACTGCGAAGTTGCAACAGATGGCACTGGTTCAGACTCCAGATGCACCACAGCTCGTGCCTGTAGGTGAAGTGCCGACGCTAAACTTTGAACAAGGCGAGAATCAGGAGACTCCTAGCGAGCAGGTTTACGAGCGGACCATAGATGGCACCAGAGTCACCGAGAGTATCAGAACAAGCATGGGAACAGCGCAGCATGATAGAGCTAGGGACGACTGGGCGAGTGTGGCAAAGCTGGAAGCTAAGTTGCGCAGTTACGGTTCTATCAAGCTGCTAGGGTTTGGCCTGCTGCTGGCAGCTCTAGCCATGTTCCATCCTGCCATCAGAGCATTTACCGGGACCACTGTTCAGGTCTGGACGGGTGCTGCGGGTGCGGCACTGATATTCGGAGCGCAGATGCTAGCCGGGAATGAAACGCTGGTGCTGATTCTCGTCTGCGTCGGAGGCGGTGCAATCTACATGTTCCGGCGGCACGGATACCTTCAGGGTATGGTGGATGCGAATAAAAATGGCATACCGGATGCACTGGAGGCGGTTTTGGAGAAACTCAACAACAAACAGGAGAAATAAACATGGCATACACGAACTATGGAACAGCGGGCGTACCGCACACCTATGGCACAATCAGCTGGAGCGGGTTAAGCGCGACCTGCGAGCTGCTCATAACCAGCATGGAGGTCACGCATGACCACGCCATCAAGCAGGACTTGATTAACCCTACCACCGGCGAAGTCATCGGTGCTGCGAACGGGCGCGAGATGTATAGCTGCCGCGTTTCTGCTCTCGCTGTGTCGAAAACCACGCACACAGTAGCCAACGCTGCTGCTGCTCTGGTTTCGCCTGGTGCCCGCATCAAGGTGACGATTGCCAGCGACCGCAACAGCGAAGCAAACGGAGACTGGATTTATGACGGCGGCTTTACCGCTTCAGAAACTAGCGACGGTTTCGCCACGGTCAGCCTCAACCTTGTCCGCTATACAGCATCAGGCTCTGACGCCACCACACTGACGACCGCCGTGAGCTAATAATGGATTACGCAGAAGCCATATTTCCTGACCGCACACGCATTGCAGGCACCACACTGCTGCCGATGCAGGTTGGACATGCGCTTCTGCTGCGGCGGCTAGGCAGTCCTCTAGCCGCACCTACCGCACTGCCCTACTCTGTTACACTTGGGCAGGCTGCTGTTGCCGTGTTTGTGTTTAGTCGCACTCAGACCCGCGCCGCCAAGCGCATCGAGTCGAGGGTGGGGCAGCTTCAGATTTCGTGGTTGGGTCTGAAGCTGCTCCTAGCCCAAGAGCGCAACGTGCAGGTGCTGCTGAACTATGTCAGGCGCAGCTGGCAGGGACCGACCGTGTTTGTGCCGTCTGACCGAAAACAGAACGCACAGCCCGGTGATGGAGATGCACTGAGGACACTCGTCGGCACACTCACAAGCCGCATCGGCGTGACGATGCAGGAGGCTATGGAGCTGCCGCTGACACAGGCGCTGTGGGAGGTCTGCGGCTACTGGGCGCAGGAAGGTGGCCTACGGTTTGCGTCTCCGCAGGAACAGGAAATAATGGAGTTTTACAAGAGGAAGCAGCATGGCGAAACAGCGACTTGATATTGAGATTAGCGGCAATGACTCCAAGTTCGGCGCAGCTGCTGACAGGACGATGGCGCGGCTGAACAAGATTGGCGGTGCTGTGCGCACATTCGCTGCCGCAATAGGGATAAGCTTTGGCATCCACTCAGTCAGGAGGGTTGTGGATTTCGCGTCTAACCTGACACACATGTCTGATGCGCTTGGAATTAGCACCGACGCGCTCCAGGAATGGGAATATGCAATAAGCGCAGCGGGCGGTTCTATGGAAGATATAGAGAAGAACATTTTGGCCCTGTCAAAGGCGGTCAAGACGGCCATTGAAGGCGGCGAGGGCGGGAACATGGCAAAGACTTTTGAGAGGCTGGGCGTGTCGTTTGCCGAAATAAAAACTCTCCGCATCGAAGACGTTTTCATGCGAATTGCAAACCACATAGGCGAGTCTGAGAATAGGCAGCAGATGCTAGGTGACGCGCTGATAGTAATGGGCAGGTCCGCCGTTCCAACACTGACAGCGATGGCCAACGGTTTTGCTGCAAACGTCGCAGAGGCAAAGAATCTGGGCGTTGCTGTGCGCGAGGATGTTATTCGCGGAATCGAAGAGGCGGAGACAAGGCTGGGCAAGTTTCTAAGAGAGATTCGCGGCAAGTCAGTCAGTAATCTGATGGGAATTGGCGAAGGTTTAGTAACGGCGTTTTATCATGCGCAGGTTGCGCGAATAGTCGCAAAGGCGGGATTGTCACCAAGCGCAAGCAGGGCGCTTACAATGTCTATAGGAGGCATGTTGACGGGAAGGCTTGGAGGTGGTGATGAAAGCACCGGTGCCACCGCGAACAGATACACAACAGGAGACATGGATGGCGGCGATTACTGGAGCAACGTGGCAAAAACTGGAATGCCTTCATCATCGGCGGGCAGAGGAACAGCAGCTGACGCACTGGCGCGCATCGGCTTATTCAGAGGCGGCACATCTCAAATTGAGCGGCAGAAGGTGAACCTACTCCAGCAGATAGCAAGCAATACATCGCGAACAGCGGCAGCTATGAACGAGGAACTGTAACATGGAATTTTACGGCACAACAGTCACAGGCGAAGCTAGAGGTTACACATGGAATCCGCGCACTGGATACCAGCAGGTTGTGGTCTACACCGGCACACCGGCGGAACTTGAAACACTCAGCGCAAACGCAATCAGCAACGGATACAGTGTGCGCTATGTTCCAGACCAGCAGGGAGGATATGGCAGCCTAGAAGTAACGTATGGCGCTGCCGAAACGCAAGACCCGGCTGTGCCGCTGTCTGATGAGTGGAGCCTTATCGGCAACGACTTGGAAAAGTCCATATTTGAGCATCCGAGCGTGACATCTGAACAGGAAACCTGGGAGCCTTCGGAAAAGGTGAACTTTAAGGCCGCAATCGAAGCAGCATTGCGCGGCGACGGAACCACGGCGGCTGACCTGCTCGCTCCGCTTCCGGCAGGTTCAGTCCAGCTTGCTGACAGCCTTTACGACGAACTGGCAAAGGGTGTTGAGGCTTACACCGTGTCGCAGTTCGTGTTGCGGCACACAGTCGTCATCACATCCAACAGCACGATTCAGCCTGTGCTGACCAACGTTGGAAAGGTTTACTCAACTGCCGCGCTTCAGTCTGCGGAAAACATACCTGGAACCATTAAGTTCAGCCTTCCAGATGGCTACTGGTTGAAGCGCACGCCTACCGTGGACCAATACGGAACGGACAAGTGGCAAATCACGCAGGAATACTGGCACGCCGACAGCTACAGCACCTTTTTATATGAGGAGGCGACATGATTAAACACTTAGTTGCAAAGATTAAGAAGCTGGAGCGGCAGTTGCAACAGCAGCAGCCATCCAGAGGCGTGGGCGTATTCACAAGCCGCACCACTCGCGGCGTCACGCGCAGACCATCAGCAAAATCTACCGGCGGCGGCTCAGGAGACGCACGCTGGGCGTAAACACCAACAACAACAGGAGAAAATATGGCACTGACACTAACCGCAAAACTCGCCGCCAGCAAAAGCGGCACCACCGTTCAGAACGCAACCAGCAGCTTTGCTCTGGGTGACATGACCGGAGACGAGATGCACCAGAGCATCTACGTCAGCACCGGCACCAGCTTTGTCACGCTGACTGCTGTAGGCTCGCCCACAATCGGTATCGGCTCTATTGACGTATCATCTGACCACTGGGTGCTGCTGCGCAACGTAGAAGACACAACCGGCACCTGGGTGGTCTCGTTCGATGCTGGAACCACTGAGCATATCAACATCGGCGTCGGTGAAGTTGCCGGGCCGTTCAAGATGGACGGCGGCAAATACCTGAGCGTGAAACCGAGCGTAAGCGGAATCCGTCTCGAAATCGTAGCATGTGAGCCTTAATTCGTGATTACCTTCACGCGAGCACCTGTTGTTGAGGTTGGTGAGCGGCCTACGTCGTCGGATATGGCGGCGCAGGCCGCTGCCGTCAATGACAGGATGCTGAGCGGAATCGGTGACTGGGCCTGGCGCGTCAGCTACTACTTGGTCAACCTGTGGCGTCAGATGCGCAACCCTGACGCAAGCGGCTACCTGTTTCCATCGCAACTGGAATACTGGGACATCTACGGTGCCGTGGACCCGGAAAAAACCGACCTGATATTCCCTACAGCAGACGCCGGTGACAACGAGGGTGCGAACCTAGCCTGCACAGGCATGGCGCTGGTCAAAGGAAGTCCAGTTGTTACAGTAGAGGAGGAAGATAGATATAACGAACTTCCGCTGCTCTGGAACCTGCAGCCGCCGCAGACGCTGGAACAATACTGGGAGCTGAGCAAGTATCAGCGAGGCGGCATTGACGCCGACGCAGGAGTGACTGCTTGGCCTGCCGGAGATGCGGCGCAGGCGTGGATGCGGATATCCAGTCACTATTGGAGTCCGCACGGCAAGTCGTATGGCGGCTACCTTCCAACACCGGAACAGATACAAACCACCTACACCTACACTGGAACCACAACATACTGCGGCGACAGCGACGGCATCACGCCTGACATAGGCTATGGAGTTATCAACTACCGAAGAAAATTTACAGGACTACGCACGGATGTGGATATTCCAAGCCACAGCGGAACATTAAGCTACGACGGCGACGGCTACCCGGTCATCACATACGCTGGCGGCTGTCCATGCGGTTCAGAGACGCACGGCGATGGGCACATACAGGGCATAGTTAAGGGCGGCATGTCATATATTGTGTATGTCAGCAACTCAACAGACTGCGCTGATTATTCAACAGATGTATTCCCGTTGCAGGATTGGATTGAGGGACCGTATGAAGGATACGGCGACCTAGTTCACACAGGCGGAGACCACTTAAACCGCATCGTCGCTGCGATGGCTTCTGACTTCCGTGGCAGCACATACCAGAGAATCAAAGACACATTCAAAATCCAGTCCATAGCCTTTGACGCACAAAGGTTCTTTACCCGCCAATACGCGCTTGCTCCTGCACGCGGCACACTCAGTCCTGACCAGACCGCGATTGACGTGCAGTATCCAAGCTGCCGCATCACCGGAGCCATACAGCACGAATCCGGCACAGAAGCAAGGTGGGTAACAGGCGGAACCTCATACGCAATCGCAGACGGCTTTGTTGCCGCCGCCGTTTTCGTAAAGGCCAAGGAACTGGAGACAGCGGCGACTGTTCAGGTTCTGGACGGTGCGACCCAGCTTTACAGCACCAGCCTTACACCTGACGACGACGGCAACGCTTCTGCTCTGTTCTGGTTTAGCAACGCAGCGCAACGGTCTGAACTGAAGGTGCGCATCGGCAATCAGGTGCGGTTTTCTTCCGCAGATGGAGAAATACGGTGCGAGTTCGCAGAGCTGGAGGACCGGAAACCTGACCACTGGGACGCGGCAATGATTCTGCGGCTAGCTGCGGCTGGCAACGGGCGGCAGGTGGATGGCCGCGGCATTGACGTCGAGACCAGCAAAGCCATCGGTGACAACTTTATGCGCTACGGCTGCATCGTCGGTAGCTGGCCTATCAGTAGCGGCCCAGAGGTGAACCGTAACCCGCTCTATGACGTGGCTAGGCGGCTCACGAACAAATGCCTG